GGTATTTGTAAATAATTACTATTCTCTTTCCAATCAAATTCAACTGCTACTCCATTAATAGTTGAAGAAGTAGTAGTTGTTGTTATTCCACTAACATTAGCTTGTGTTGGACCTTTTCCTCTATCAACGTCTTCTTGTGTAAACTGATACTTTAAGTATGTTTGTAATACTCCATCAAAATGTCTTTCATGAAAATACTGGATTGAATCATCCAATATATCCTCTACTTGCTCGTCAGCAACATTAATTTCTAGCACAGGGGCTCCTAACTGCCTCTTAGCATAATCTATTAACTGTGCTCGGCTTGCTGGTTGTGCCATGTATTTATTATTCCTGTGAAATTATTTAGGAAGGTGCAGAAGAGATACCTGCCTTAACTATAATCGAACCCTGAACTAGTCTATAAATCGTGGATGCTGTAGATACCCTACTGAAGGTTACAGCAGTACCAGGAAGGATCTGAGACCCCGATGTGAAGGCAGTTCCCACTTCAATGGTATTACCAGTAGAAACGGTAACCACAGGTACATCTGTAAGTTGATCACTTATTGTTACAGAGTCACCAACAGCAACATTAGTAACCTTATTCAAGGTAAATGTTGTTGTACCAATACCAGCAGTACTTCCCACTGATATAGCGGTTTCTAATACATCCGTAGTATTAGATGAAGAAGCAGAATTCACTAAAATATCATAAACATATCTTCCTCCTGCCAAACTTCTAGTTTGTGTAGACCCTAAAGAAATTTCTATTTTTCCACCTGCTTCACTAGTAAATCCAACAGCAAAAGTGGCAGCAACGATATCAGTAGCCCCTACTGCAACACTCTTGATCATCTGAGAAGAACCACTATAATCAGTAAAGTTAAAAGCAGTTCCGTTAGGATTAGTTACTGTAAATATATTACTAAAATTAGCACCACCATTAATGGTTAAATTAGACTCATAAGGAGTTCCTGATGCAACATCAAATGTTATATTTTGATTAGCCATTTACCAACTCCTTAAGTAAAGATTTAATTTCATTAATCTCATTTTTTAAATTATCAAGATCATCTTTCATATTATCTATTTTATCATTTCCACTATTTCTCATCCTTTTTTGAGTCATATATTCATTATATCCAGTGGAATTTTGATTCACAATAGAATTGGTTTTAGGGTCTCTATACAATCCACTATGACCCTCTACTTTGAGATAAGACATTTTAAGCAAGTGCTAGGACTTTAAGATCTTTCACACGAGGAACATATACCTGATTAGTAGATGTCATTACCAATTTAATCCTATAATACCTAAAGGAAGGAACATCAGTTGCAGTGAAAGTTCTTTCTTTAAAGTCATTAGCACTAGGTTCTACTAATTCATTATTAGTAGGTGCTACAAATACATCAGGTCTTCCATCATTATCAGCAGGATCAATTACCTCTCCTCTTTCATTAAGATTATTATATCCTGGGAAAGGCCTATAAACTGGTTCAAAGTTTTCATTATCACTAATTGCATAGAATGCTCTAATATCACAACTATCATTCAAATAAACATTTGCAATAATCTTGACAGAAGATGCAGGATTTTCCAATGCAATTTCTTTAGAAAGATATTGGAATGCATTAGGATCATCAAATAGACTATTAACTCTATTATCACTTGCATAACTACTCAATCCAATAGGAGCATTAACTCTATTAGAAACAAAGATAGCACTCATTCGTTGAGTATCAAGGACAGGAGTTAATTTAGAACTCACAGTTGATAAATTAATTTGCATATTCATCGACTTATTACCAGGTAATGCACTTAACTTATTTGTTTCATTAATCTTAGAAGCAATTATTCTAGGAGTAGAAAGATAATTATTTTCACCTATTGCAACTGATTCCATAGATTGTTCTACATAACCAGTTTCACTTCCATCTAAACTAGCCCCAGTAATGGTTCTTACTTGTGCTGAAACATTAGTTCCAGGAACTGTAAGGGTCTGTAGTTGAGGATTAATTATTTCAAAAGGAATATTTTGGGTAGCAGTTGCATTAATTCCTCCTCCTGTTTGAGTTTTATCTGTATATAAAATAGGGAAACTTTCTCCAGTGGATCTACCAAGTCCACTAGAACCCATATCCAATTTAATAGTATAAGAATCAAAAGTAATTGGATCTGCAGTAGTTACATCAGCTAAATTGTGGGTTTTATTAATCCTTCTTAAGGAAACTCCACCCAATTCATATTTGTAAACAAGTGTTCCTGCAAGATAATTCTTAGCAGTAGTGGAATCAATGGATCTAGAAGTAATTCCAATATTTGTTCCTGATGCAGACTCATAAGAAAGAATCTCATCCCCAATCTTTAAGTAACCATAGTTAGTGGTTCCTACTCCCACACTTTCAAACGTATCTAAGTTATTAACATTTTCTACAACAATCTCTCCTGTTGTAGTAGAGTTTAAATCATTAGTTAACTTAGTGGGAATAATGTCAGTTTGGACATCAGCAAGAGTGACATAATTATCACTAAAATACATTCCATGATTTTCATGATTAACTACAATTTGATCTCCACTAGTAACCTCAGTAATATCATTAATATATACACCTCCTCCAACATTGTTAGCACCATTCAACTCAGTAGTAATACCAGTAGAACCATCTAACATAATATATTGAACTGTCTTACCAACTCCAGTTACAAAATCACCTTGAACATTGTCAACAACTAACTGTGTAGCACTGGAAATTCCAACAACAGATAATCTCACATTAGCACCTATAGCCTTATTACCAATACCAGTAGATCCTATACTTAAAACATCACCAGCCACATATCCATCTCCACCTGCTGTAATCGTTGCACCAGTTGCTACTCCATTTTCAACAGTAATTTTAGCAGTTGCATTAGCACCACTTCCTGTTACACTACTTAATTTAACATCTGGGAATACATATCCACCTGATACAGGAGTAAGTCCAATACCAGAATTAATAATATTTAAAGTTCCTGTTGCAATTCCTGCACTTGAAACATAATCACCAGTAGCATTACTACCAAATTGCTTAATAGTATATCCTGCTTTTAAATTAGCATCTTCTAAATTAGATCCAATACCTATTCTTATTTTTCTAGAAGTGAAATTAATAGGATCTGGTAATAACCTAGCAATTTGATCATTACCTAAAGACAATTGAGGATTATACACTTGTAATGATCCTGTTTGTGCAAAATCAGCCCTGTATAGAGTAAATTTAAGATCTTCCCACTGACTTGGTTCCCATGTGGAACCATTCTGGGATTTAAATAAAGAACCCAAGAATGGTTGTTGAGCAACAAATGTTCCTGTTATTAAATCAGTTTCTCCTACTCGTGAAATAATTGCAGAATACTTATAGGATTCTGAAAGAAGAACCATTGCATATTCAGTTCCACCCTCAACATAAATTGGTGCATCAAATGTAAATGTAGTTGCTACCGTACCATTGTTAGAGACACTAATTTCAGAAGGTGATTTAACAATTTCAGAAAATGGAATAACCTTTGTAGTAGGAAGACCATTTACCATAGTCCTTAATTGGAAAGTTACAGGAAGTTCTGTATCATCTTTTGTAGCAAAATAAACTTCACAACTTGTTAAGAAAACTCCATTAGGATCTGGGACAAAGAATGATTGAGCTAAAGGATCCCATTGTTGCATTCCTATATTAGTCCAGTCTCTAGTTCCTTCTACTTCTGTCCATCCACCAGTATTTCTTGTTTCACTGATAGCAGTACTTTCAATTCTAGCATTTCTAACAGAAATAATATCTTCTTGAACAGTTTCTAAAATTCCTGTAGATCTAAATCCTTCATCTGCTACCGTTTGTGCATTTTGTCTATCAAGAGTTTCATTATTAATTAAAGTAAGTACTTTTTCACCTGTTTCAAATCGTGGATGTGTACCAGTATCAGGATCTGGAATATAAAAACTTCCAATTAAATTTGCCCCAATATCAGAGACTAATCTAACATTAGTAACAACTGCCAAAGCACCACTAGTTTCTCCAACTAACATCATATCATCTTCTACCCATCCCCAATATGATCCTTGAGGTTGGTCTGCTAATGAGAATGTATCAACATTCAGAATAGTAGAAGTTGATGAATAGGTAGCGGGAATAGGATCCGCAGAATAAGGACTAGCTCCATACCTCTTTGTAGGTGCATTGTATGGGCCTTCCATATGATTAGACTGTGCTACTCTAAACCTAATACTAGCATCCACTAAATTACGATTTTGTGGAGCACCTCCAATTGGTCTAGTTGTTCCAGTAACAGTTTCCCCAACTTGGAATACACCAGAAGCCATGGAAATTTCTAGTAGTTTAGGAACACAATATGATGTTACATCTCTACCATCAAAAAATGCATATAATCTAGTAGATGGTTTAACTCGTTTTGCAACGAATTGAACATTACGAGATCTCATAAACCCAATAAGATCTCTACTTACAAGTCTATCTCCTTGGGAAGTTTGATCAAACTGTTCTGTAATTACTCTACGTGTACCTGTTCTGGTTTCCTCTCCAACTATTCTTTGGAAAGTAGCAGTAAACTGCTGCCTCATGTTTCGCCTTCCAGGACGAGAACCTGGAGCCCATCTTTGACCTATTCCTTGAACCCTACGTCTTGTGGTTTCTACTTGTCCTGACCAATTTTGTTCCCATGTATTCCAAACAACAGATCCAAATCCTGATTGAGGATTTCCACCGAATTGTTCGGTAAATTCAGCAACAGTTTCAGCAAAATCTCCTTCAACATTAATAATATTTGCTTCTAATCTTCTGGTATCAAGCCAATTATCAGATGCTGGAGTAAGATCAAGAGTTCCTTTCCAGAATGATACCATGAAAGGAGTTACAGACTCACTTCTAGTTCCCCCTGTTTGCTTTAACCACTCAACTTCATTATAATTAAGGGTTATTATATCTCCTGTTCTTTTAATATTAGTTCCTTGTGGATTAATATATCTTTTATCAGAATTAGCATTCACTCCTTCTACGGGACCTAATTCCAAATCAACAGCTGTTGTGTAATGATTTGGTCTTAAAATTTGATTTTCTACATCTACACTATTCTTATATCCAACAAGAGTTGTTTGTGAAAGAAAATTAGTAAAATTATCAACAAAAAATCCAGCTTTAAATTTATTAAACCCTGCAGAGTCAGGAACAAATAAACTGGCAGTATTTGCTTCTAATAAAGAAAGAGAAGTATAATATTCCAAAGATGAAATTCTTTTTTCAAGTCGGTTAATATCCGACATTTTATATCTCTTATAATTTAAGAAATTAATGGAAATATTATCTGTAGTATAGAGATAAGGAGGCAATTCAGCAGTCGCAATCTTTAATCCATCATCAACTATTACTGGTTCTCGTGGGTTATCAGCAGGAGTACCATATTTAACTTGGAAATTACCTTCTTTAGTAATATAGATGGAATCTACTCTTCCAAGATAATATGAAAAATCAGTTAGAATTGTTTCATCAGATGCTAAAATATTAGCCGCAGAATTACCAGCAGCATTAAATTCTCTTCCAAAAAATTCAAGAGGAGATCTTACATCTTCAGAAACAACATAATCAGAAACTCTAGGTCGAATATCAATTAAATCAGTATTTCTAACACCATTTACGGTTTGAATTTCAGTAGTATAATTAAATGTATCATAAGAATTTTTAGTTGTTATATCTCCATCATCAGTAGACTGGTAATAACCATTTGAAAAATATATTTTTAATTGTCTGGTAGGTGCATCGGAGTCAGATTTTCTTTGAATAGAAGGATATCCATAGAAAGATGGATTTTGACCATTTTCAGAAGTAAAATTAGGAGATATATTTACACTTGTAAAATCTAAGGTAACAATTTTTCCTTCAATCTTAGATTCTTCAAAAGAAACAACTTCATTTTCTTTAAACTTAAGATCATTTTCACTAATAATTGATATTTTGCTGTCAGAAACTATTTCAGCAACAATTGCCCGTGCATTAGAACTCATTCCTTTAATTTTTTCACCTACTATCAAATCAGAAGTTTTTCCTGTAGGTCCAGTTAATGATGCAAAAGTTATTGTAGGAGCTGATGCTTCCGAAGTATTAACAGATTCAAAAACAGCATGTACATTTATCAAATCTGCAACATTTAGAGATATATCTAAATCTTGAACTCTAGTACCATATGGGTAATTTCCAGAAGTCAAGCCATCATTAAGAGTAGTCGAACCAATACCAGAGGCAGAATCAATCGATTTATTAACTACAATACTATTAACTCTATTTCTAATTTTCTCTTTTGCCTTAGGTTTTTGCTTCTTCAGAGTTGTAATGAGAGTAGCATCATCAATACCATCACTTAAACCTTCAATTTGTAATCTAGTAGAACCATTAGTTAGTTTTACTCTATCTTCTGTTAAAAGTTCAGTAGTACCATCACCTTTTATTAGTGTATATCTCTCAGGAGTAAATGGTAAAAATGTTTCATTTGTGCCAGCTGCAACTTGCTCTGAAAGTTGACCTGCACTAATAAGAACACTTTGAGTTTTTCTTATTCTTATAACCCCATCAGTTAAATCAACATTAGAAATATTGGCATGTGGTAGTATAGTATAATATGAATTATCATCAGAATCTTCTAAATCAGTACTAACAAGAGTTAAATCAGAAACTTGAGTAGTAACAGCAGGTAATTTACCATCAGCTACACCAGTAACGGTATTAACACCTGTTACAACAACATGTGTTGTTCCTACACTGACAACAGATGCCATGATTGGTTCATTAAATTCACTAGTCTGTGATGGACTAAATTTAAGAATATTTCCAACTTTAATATTTCCTGGAAATATTGGGTTAGTGCTTCTTATTGAACTAATAGTTCCACTTGGATATCCAGAAAGACTCGAATCCCATGCAGTTGGAGAAAGAGTTGCAATACCAATATTAACAACATTTGTCTGAACAGTATCTGCAGAGAAGGTCTGTGCAGCACCTACAGTATTCATACTAGGACCATTAGTATTTCCAAATACTGATTTAACATCAGAAATACCAAAAGATGTTACTGCAATAGCAACCCTTGTATTTTCTTCACCATCAATTATAAAATTCTCATTCTTTATAAATTCTCCTTCTACTTCATACAAAGACAAGGCAGTACTACTTGTTACAGCATCTTTCAAAAATGCAGTAGCTCCACTATTCTTTCCTTTAATATGAGTAGGAACAGTTAATGTTATATTTTCGTTTAATGTAATTTCTGTAACTGTTTGAATATCATATAATTTTAAATTCCATTCATTAACATCCGAATTGGCTCTATCATATGATCCAGAATTTAAATCAGCATCATATACTCTTGCAACACCAATTTCCTTACCTGCTGGTAAGGTAGATGCAGTACCTACTCTTTTATCTCTTAAACTTAAAACATAAGTATTACCAATACCAATTTGAGGAGATCCATAAACTTTATTTAATTTTAAAGTAGCTCCTGTATTAAATTCAAGGGCTTGTTCTTCTATAAGTTTGGTAGTTCTTGGTTTAGGACAATCCAAATAAGTTGGAACAACAGTTTCTATATCATATCCCTTTACAAATGCTCTACCTGGTGAAACTTGATATAAGGCAAGACTCTCTGAAGGAGACTTACCACTAGGTGTTACTTGATTACTATTGTATATTCCATTATTACCTTGATAATTATTTAAAGACTCTTTTGCTTTAGTTGTAAAAGGTTTTACATAATAATCTCCAGATTCAGCATATGTTCTTCTTGCTAATTCATCTGCAATATGTTTATATTCTGTGCTTTCTTTTTTAGATTTTACTACACCTTCTTCAATAGTTGCAAGTTCAATAAAATTATCATCATCAAAATCATCTAATGACTTTTTAACTAGTGATGTTGTTATTCTCAGTCTATCAGCACCAGGTGCAGAAAAATTAGTAAATCCTCTTGCATTATCATTTAACTGAGGATTAATATCTGCATTAATTATTTGCTCACTGAGAAACAGTCCTACTCTATAACTAGGAGAATCGGAATATTGAGAAAGAATAATAGATTGATCATTTACATTTAAAAATTGTCCTCTTCCAAAATAAATTCCTTGAGAAACTGAAAATATGGATCCTGAAGAAAGTGCATTGGATGCTAATGTTGATGCAAAAGCCTCTCCAGAAGCAATAGTAGTGTTAGCAGATAAAATATCCTTATTAACACTCAATAATTCATCATCTAAAAACTTCGACCCACTATTATCTGAAGTACTAGACCCAATATAATTGATATAGAGAGTAGTATTTCCTCTTTCTGAATTTCTTCCTATTAAAATTTTATCTACAACAGCTGTCACACCTGAAGTCAATCCAGTAATTGTTGCTCCTCTTACTTGATTAACATAATCACTTAAAGGAATTCCTAAGTATACATTCTCTAACTGAACACATTCATAAGGACTTATATAAGTGGTATTACCAGGAACTATCTTCGCACCTTCTTTAAAGAAGTGTTGACCAAATTTTTCAATCTGATCTTGTAAAATAGATTGAAGATTATTTAACTCTCTTGCTTGTACTGGATAAGCAGGTTTAAATAAGACCTTATAATAGTCATTATTTGGAGTAAAGTCATCAAAATACGGTGCGACGTTTAGATTGGTTTCCTGTGGCATGATTCTTTAGAATTGCAAAATGACTTTAATATCTTCTTTTTGGTTGGTAGACCTAGTAATTGAAGGTCTATTATCAACGTAAATAATGTTTCCAGAATATTTTCTAACTTCTGGGTTTGCCACTCCTTTTGTGAATGACTGTCCAAGGTAATAGGTTTTACTATTTATTACAGTAGAAACACCTGTAAATGAACTATGAATCCCTAAAGTAACGGATCCTCCCATAACATCTAACGACCCCTGATTAGCGGTAACGTTATTAGTAAATCTATGTAATTTGAATCCATACTCAGGATCTGTATTAGCAGTACCGTTGGTATTAAATCCAGCAGTAGTTCTATCCTGCCAATACTTCAAAACTTGAGTATTTTGATCATAAGAAATAACTCTACCAACTGCAGTAGATCCTATTCCAATAGTTTGGGTAACAAAAGTATCGGCAGTAAATGTAGCATTACTTGCACCAACCCCTGTAAGTTTTAAAGCATAGGTAGCACTGGCTTTATCAATTTCTAAATTAGAACTAGTTCCATATGATTTGGGATTTTGTACAATTCCCACACGAGCAAATTCATTCCCTGTTATAAAATCAGGATTTCCTGTATCATTTTCTATTCTACAATAGATGAGAGAATTTTTAGCACCCAATTCACGATATATATCAGCACCATGACCACCCTCAGGAGGAATAATAACATTAAATGCAGGAGCTGTACTTCCTACAGGTACTCCACCTGCTACAACATCCAAAGTACCAAAACTATAACCAGCCCCTCCCTTTGAAACAGTTACTGATTCCACTTTAGATGCACTATTAATAACAACAGTTGCTTCTGCACCTGTTCCATCACCTTTAATAGGTACTCTTGTATATGATTGGTTTGCAGTTCCTAATCCAGCACCTCTATTTGTAATAGTAACAATTTTAAGTTGCCCACTAGTGGCAGCATTATCTCTTACAGGAGCATCAATAGAGTTAGTTGCCCAATCCGAAGGAACAGGCATAAAGTTTGTAGAATCAAATTTGGTAATATCACCAGGTTTAATTGTATAAAGATATTTCCAAATATAACCATCACCACTAGTACCAGCCGCTCTTGGTTCTAAGTCTGTAAAAGTTGGTTCATCTAGGGATGCTTTTCCTTCAGTGTTATCTGGGTCAGTTCCATTTTGAAGACAAATATAAACTCTAAAATCCGAATTTATAACAAAATACTTTGCATCATATAAACTTATTGCATTCGATGGTTTAGAAGGATTCTCTGCTTTAATATCATTTCTATACATATCATAAGTAATACCAGATGCCCAAGTATGTTTAGGAACTACTTGCTTCACATCAGAAGATGTTACTTTTTTCAAAGCAATCATACTATCCCAATACTCATTTTCTTCGTTAAAAGAATCTCTAGGATTGGGTGGAGTAGAATTCCAATTAGAATCAACTTGGGTTGCATTGGGTAAACCGATCCACGTATAATATGAATTAGTTGTCGATGCTACACTAGCGACAAAATCTTTAGTATTTAATATACGAAGTTGATCCGTTATAATTGCGGCCATTTTGACAATTTTTTTAGTTATTTATTAAGTTTATTAACCAGAATAATCTTTAGATTTCAAAGGTGCTACTCTTGTAATAAGACCAGATGTAGAAAGTCCAGTAAATCCGTTCTCTGTATATGCAGTAAATGCTTTAGGAGAAGTTCTAGAACCTAAGACTATCCTACCCCATGAGAAATTACCATAGAATTCACTCACTCCCATTCCAGATAAGGAGTTCCAACTAGAAACACTAGTTGTTACTCTCGCAACATAAGTATTAGCAATACCAGGAGTAGAAGTTTCTGCAACCGAAACTGCAGCTACTTCATAAACATTATCTATAAAGGTAGTTCCTATACCTATCACAGATCCATTTTGATATATAGAGGTTAAACCATTTCCAATATTACTATTAGAAACTGTAAAGTAATATCCAGTTTGAATACCACTTATAGTAACAGCAGTTCCTGTTACAGTAGCATCTCTCATAAAGGAATCGGTTGGAATATACAAATCAAACACAACGCCCGTAGATGCAACACCTACAGTAGTTGTCGAAATTCCAACAATTGTTCCAAAATCACCTTCATATGTAGTGGATTCATTAACTTCATTTGTTACTGATGGAACTTCAATAAGAACTTCAGGAGGAGTGGTAATAGTATAACCAGTACCAGGGGATGTAACTGTTATAGCAGAAACTGCATCTCCAGTAAGTGTGGATGAAGCAGATGCTCTAGTAGTAGTTCCTAAACCAACAGGAGTAGCAATAATCACATCAGGAGCAGAAGTATATCCTGTTCCTCCATAACTTACTACAACTGAAGATATTGTGCCAGCGATAGAAACAACAGCAGTTGCAGCAGCTCCTACGACATTATTTTGAGATGTTATAGAAATCTTTTGAGTCTTAGCAGTTGTTTGACTTTCATTATCAGGATCAAAGAAAGGTCTTATACTTTCCACATATACAACAGTTGATGCAATACCAACAGATTGGATAATAACTGTTGTTGGATTAACTAAAGCTTCCAATTCTGGTCTTGCTTTACTTACGATTTGTCCATCAATAATTTTATCAGATCCCTGTTTAGTCCAATTAACTGTTCTTTCACAGTCTGGATTACCGTTAATACCAACACCTACATATGCATTTGTATCAACAATATCAGTTGCAACAAGATCAGTTACTAATCTGTCATCCTGTAGTAAAGATCTTGCACATAAATTAGCATCACCTTGAACTTCAAGAAGATCACCCTCCTTAACAGTTTCTAAAATATCTGTAAAGGTAACGTCAATATCTCCACTTCCCTTATAAAAGAGAATTTTACAAGTATCACCATCAAATGTTCCATCAGGATTTGGTCCTTTAGGTGCTTCAGAGAAAGTCAGGACACTACCATTCTCAAATGTATATCCTTCACCAGGAACTTGTAATGTATCATTTATAAACACTAATAATGCTGCTTGAACATCAATACTTGATCCTTCCTTTGCTCTAATAGTAACAGGGACTCCACCTTTCTTTAGAGTAAAGGCTCTTTGAGAACCATTAAACTCACTAGTAATCTTATCCAATACTTCAAGTTCACCAAAGAACCATGCACTGAATTGATCCGACTGAGTTGTTTGGACAGTGACTTGGAATTCTTCAAAAGTAACAGAAGGATCAGTAGGAATACCAGTCGTTCCCATTTTAGGGATAGTTAAAATTTGACCATTATCATAACTATATCCAGTATTTTTTATTTCAAAACTAATCACACTCGAACCTTGACCCACTACTACATCAACAGTTGCTTGAGTTCCTATACCAGTAGACTCAGAACTATAAATTAATGGAAGATTAGAATATGAAAGTGGATCATCAATAACAACTTCTGGTGGATTGGTTGCTGTATAACCAGTACCTGGATTAGTAATTGCAATACTAACAATATGACCACCACTTATAGCTGCAGTACCAATAAATTCAATATTAGGAACTCCTGTGCTTAGAGTTTGAAGACCTACATTAACTGTAGTCTGTACTCCTGCTCTATAACCAGATCCACTATTACCGATACTAATTGACGTAATTGTACCAGCAGCAGAGATAACAGCAGTTCCACCCGCAGCAACAAGAGGTTGATACCCTAAACCGTTAGTTGAACCTACTGATACAATCATACCCCTGACAGGGATAGAACCGCTATTAGGGTCATAGGCTTCGGATGTGGCTGTCCCTGTAAATGTAATACTACTAATACCAGTAAGACCCTCAGATAAAGTATAATCTTGATCAACTGTCAAATCACCTGTTGGTCCTTGGAATATACCATTTATAAGAACGGTAGCATTAGCAGTAGAGAATCCACCAACGTTTGCTTGATCGGATGTCAGCGTAAATGTTTTTCCAATACCATTAAATTCATCGGAAATATCATCAAAAACAACATTCTCTATATAAGGTCTATTAACACTACCTTCAGCTGCAGATCTCATAAATGATCTTCCTTGGAATGTAGAATGAGTTGTTATTCCAACCCAATCTCTACTATCAGGAGGATTAGTTGTAGAACTTATAGGAGTAGGCCCTTGAGGTGCAGTAATAAAGTTAATTGTATTATCAATAATATTATAAGAACCTTGAATTTTACTTACAATTGAATTTGCAGTATGAACTCCAATATTAGTTCCCATCCAACCACGATCTACAAGAATATCATTTGTAGCTCCATAACCAACAGTATTAATCTTCATTATTTCTTCACTAATTCTCACCAAGTCACCACTAAAGAATGAAGTTACTCCAACAGTTTCAAGAACCTTTGAAC